GTAGAAGGAGTAACCTGTCAGCTAGAGGATGATGGTTTAGGAATCATTAGAATTGTAAAGCAGACTGCTGATAGTCACATAGAAATTTTAAGAGTAGGAACAGTTAATTATACTACAGGGGTAATCAATATTACAAACCTCAATGTTGAGAGTTATTCTGGTAGCGGAATTAAATTATATGTAAAACCTATAAGCAGAGATTACAATACAACATTACAGCATATTCTCAAAATCAAAGAAGAAGATCTTATAGTAACCATGACGCCTGTAAAATCATGAAAGAGATAGAAGACAACATTAGTATTTTTGTACAGAATCATTTTCCTGATTTTTATAATGAGCAAGGAAATAATTTTATTGAGTTTGTAAAAGAGTATTATAACTGGACTCAGCAGACAAATAATAACATATATTTTGCAAGAAACCTGTTAGAGTATCGTGATATTGATAAAACCATAGATGAGTTTTTATATCACTTTAAAGAAAAATACCTTCCTGGCGCTCCTGTATTTTATAATAAAACTAGATCAAATGTTAAAAACTCTCTAGATATCTATAGATCCAAAGGAACAGAAAGAGGTGTTAAGTTAATATTTCAAGAAGTATGGGGACTATCTGATATAAATTTATACTATCCAGGTAGCGATGTAATAAAACCATCTGACGGAGAATGGTTTGTTCCTTCATATCTTGAGATATCTCTATCGCCTAAAACTCCTACATTCCAAGGAAAACAAATCACAGGATCCACATCAAATGCTACTGCTTTTGTTGAGGGTATCAGTAGAAAGACTTTGGCTGGTAGATATATTGATATACTCTACCTTTCCAATATTAGAGGTAACTTTTTATATGATGAAGTGATAACTGTAGATGGAGATCTTCAAGAATGTCCTGTAGTAGTTGGATCTGCTACCACTATAACTATTAATGATGGAGGTCGTGAATTCAGTGCTGGAGATGTTGTTGATATTGTCTCTCAAAGACGCGGTAAACAGGGTAAAGCAAGAATTAACAGCAGTGTGAATTCTACTGGTAAGGTTTCATTTACGCTTTTGGACGGTGGTACTGGATACAGATTAGTGACAGTTCCCAAGATTGCTGAAGTTATGTTATCCATTACTAATAAGTCATCGGCTAATGTATACATAAATGATTTTTCTATTGATGAGTACGTATACCAGCCCCTAGCAAACATTGCTTTCTACTCATCCAATACATCTTTTCAAATAGGTGATTTTGTAACTGGAGCAAATGCAACAACATCTTTATCGACTGGTAGAATTGTTGGTAAATTCCAGAATAATATTACAGGTACAGTTACTTCCAATTCTACTTCAAACACTGTAGTAGGAGTCGGTACATCGTTTGTGTCTCAAATTGCTAATAATGATTATGTCAAATTTCAAGCATGTACGTCAACGTTTCAAGTATACTCAGTTACCAGTAATACTCAGTTGACATTAACAACTGTTGGACCAGATGTCACGGCAAACGGGATGACGCAGGCTAACGGAAGTTTCTTGGTAATCAAACTATCAGGAGATTGGTCATTAACAGACAGGATATCTGGTTCAGCTGCTCTTATATCTTCCTATACAGATAGAACAGCAACAGGTAGAGTAATAGGAGTAAATGCAGAAGCAATTGGGTTAACAGAGGTATCCAATTCTTTTTCATCTAATAACTATAACTTCTTTTACGGAGCAACATCAAACGTATATGCAAATGTAAGTGTAGTTGGTTCAGGTTCTGGTGCTACGTTCACTGTTGGTGGATTGACCGATGAAGAATCTGTATTTTTAAATACAGATTTGATTGGAGGAAACAATGGAATCACTACATTATTATTATCTGGAACAGTAACATCCAATACAACAAGTCCTCAAGTTAACGGAGTAGGTACATCGTTTACAACGGATCTATACAGTGGCGCTTATATAAAATTTGGTGGTAATACGGCAGTATATCAGGTCAACGTTGTATCTAATAACACTATTCTTACCCTCACAGCAAATTCCCGATTAGCAACATCAAACACAATATCTGTTACCAACGGCCAATATAAAACTATTCCATTGAATGCTTTGCAATATGGTTTTCCAAAAATGCCAACTGCTAATATTAACATTATATTAAATAATGTTCTTACAACTGATTCATATAATATAGGTACAATTTCTTCTCTTGCAGGTATCAATCCTGGATCAGGCTATAATATATCTCCATTCGTTCTAGTTAGAGATGATGGAATATCTCAATTTAACAGACGTGATTTGCATATTGCAATATCTAACAAATCTGGTAATTTTACTGTGGGTGAAGAGCTAGTACAGAACTTCTCTAAACCTTCTTACACTTTATCTATTAGTGGATCTAACACATCATATACTACAAATGAGAATATCACTCAAGTAATCAATTCTACCGCAAACGGATATGGACAAGTTACTTCTTCTAATACAAGTGTTGCTTTTGTAGTAGTTAGTGGTACGTCTAATTCAACCTATGGTAACAGCTTTGTTAACTCAGCCCTCAGTGCTGCAGCAACAGGTACTGTAACATCAAATGCAACAAGTCCACAGGTTAATGGTACAGGAACGACATTTACATCATCATTTACTGCTGGTGACTTTATTAAGTTCTCAGGAAATAATTTAGTATTTCAAATTAACACAATTAGTAATAATACTACATTAAATTTAAAAACAAACAGTGCTGTAATCACAAGTACAAATACAATATCTAAAGCAACTAACGTCGCTATTGGTATGACTTCAGGACGTATATTCTTCATTGATACATCATTAGCAAACGCACAAATATCAATATCAAGAGGAAATGTTATTAATTCATCTTCGTCATTTATTAATGCAACAAGAAAGACATTTAACCAATCATTCACGGCAGGAATACCAATAACAGGAAGTATTTCAGGAGCAACAGCTGATGTTGGAAGTGTTTCTCAGATTGCAGGTTCTTCTCTTATGGGTAACAACGCAGTTGTTAATTCCTTTGCTGGGATTGTCAATGGATCTATATCCGATCTATCTATTATTGACTCAGGATTTGCATATGAGCAAGGCGAGCCAATTACTTTAAGCAAGGAAGACAGTCCGTACATTGCTAGTGGTTATATAAATTTAATTAACCAAGGAGTTGGAGAAGGGTACTTCAAATCCACTAAAGGGTTCTTGAACAGTGATAAATACATACACGATGGTGATTTTTACCAAACTTATTCATATCAAGTTCAAGCAGCAGTTCCATTAGACGTATATGGAGAAACTTTGAAGAAGTTAATGCATGTTGCAGGTACAAAGCTTTTTGGAAATGTGGTTAAAACATCAAATGTTAACCTGGCAATAACAACCTCCGGTGTACAAATAATCATATGAGTAAACTTATAACAAACAACATTAAGTTATTTAACGTAGATCAATTTATTGAATCGTTTTCTGAACCTAATTTCAATATCTACTATTATTTTATAGGTAATCCTATACCGTATACGGAAGACGCCTCACCTCCTACTTTAGTTGATACAGTGCAAACCACTCTGTTTGACACATATAATAATATGATTTACGGTAAAAGAATAACATCTGAAGACGTTTGTAGTATGGCACCAAGACACAATTGGGTAGCTGGTACAGTATACCAACAGTATGTTCATGATACTAATAACTACCAAAATAATTTCTATGTTCTTTCTGATGAAGGAAGCTCATATAGTGTGTTTAAGTGTTTAAACAATAATAACGGAGTTCCATCAACATACCGACCAAGACTTTCTGACACATCAGCTGACGATGACTTTTACTTCACACCCACAGATGGGTACCAATGGAAGTATATGTATTCAATCACAACCACTCAGTATAATAAATTTGCAACTACGTCACATATACCAGTGTTTATAAATGCTAATGTAGTAGGTAATGCGGTGTATGGATCTATTGATAGTATAGTTGTTACTTCAGGTGGAGATAGATATGCTTCATACACAAGTGGATATTTTCAAGAAGTTAGGGTTGGTGGTAATCCATTAATATTTGCTATTGATTCTACTACAGCATCATCAAATGCTAACTTCTACATCAACTCAGCTTTAAAGATTACTAATGGTACTGGTAGTGGCCAACAAAGGTATGTTACAGGGTACACTGTCTCTGGTACAACAAGGCGTGTTATTATAGACTCAGCATTTGATACTACTCCAACTACTTCATCTCAATATGAAATAACACCGCTTGTTACTGTTACAGGAGATGGTTCGGGTGCACAAGCTCGTGCTATAGTAAACACACAAAGCAATACCATCTACAGTATTGAAGTAGTAAGTAGAGGAGAAGGATATACACATGCATCTGTTGTTGTTACTGGAAATACAGGAATTATAAACGTTAATACTGGAAGTACAATAACAGCCAATACTGCAACTGCAAAGGTTATTCTGTCTCCAAAAGGTGGTCATGGTAGTAATGCTGCAGCAGAACTAGGTGCACACTATGTTGGAATTAGCACTATTTTTGATAGTAGTCTTTCTGGTGGTAAAGTTGTCGACTCTAATGATTTTAGAGTGGTTGGAATTATAAAAGATCCGTTGTTTGCAAATGTAGAAATAGATATTAGTTTATCGTCAGGTACCTTTTTAGACGGAGAGACGGTTAGTCAGTCTTTGGGATCACCAATATCTAGTATTGTGATTACAAGTGCTGGTTCTGGATATACATCCAACTCAACGGTAACCATATCTGGATCAAGTACGGTTGATGCTCTAGCAAATGCAGAAGCCAATTCTTCTGGTAGAATATCAGTAATAAAGATAGCAAATAATGGAGCGGGATATATCACTCCTACAGCAACTGTAAATCCACCATCACCTGTTTATTTTAATGCAAATAGCGATGTTACAGATGCAACCGATTTTATATCGATATCTAATAACGTTTTTCAAAATAACGATTATGTAAAATATCTTGTGGCTACAGGAAATACAGCAATATCTGGTCTATCAAACAACACATCTTATTATGTTGTTTCCGCTAACTCAACTGGATTGAAGTTGTCGACTGCTCTCAATGGAGCAAATGTTAACATAACAAAAGGTCTAACACAAAACGGTCATTCATTTACTGGTCAGACTGCTACAGTCATTCCTGTAGTGGATTTGACAAAGACGACAACAGCAAGAGGAATTGTTTATGCAGCAAATGATTCCGTAGTTAAGCTGACTAATGCATATGGATTTTTTGTAACTGGTAACTCTACAGTGAGTCTATTATACGGTAATTCAAGTACGTATACGGCTGTATCCGATACTGTCACCCAACCAACAACATATATTGACCAGACATATAAAGTTACTGGAACGCTTACAGCACAGAACTTCAGTGCTGATGAGTTGGTGGTACAAAATGAAAATGCCAACGGATTTTTCTATTATTCTAATAATACTACTGTTAGGCTAGTAGATAAAAAAGGAACCATTAATCAAAGTGAAGCAACTACTCCATATTATATCACTGGGACCACTTCCGGAGCTCAGTTTCTTGTTTCCGGAATCACGTCCGGAGATTTGGTTGACGGTTCTGGAGACGTTATATATATTGAGAACTTCACTCCTGTTACTAAAACACCAGGACAGACAGAAACAATTAAATTGATTCTAGAATTTTAATAGAGGAATAAATGGCACTAGATACAGACTTTAACGTAAGCCCTTTTTACGATGACTATAATGAAACAAAGAACTTCCATAGAGTTCTTTTCAGGCCGGCCGTCCCTATTCAAGCTAGAGAACTTACTCAGCTACAAACTATCCTTCAAAACCAAGTTGAAAGATTTGGTGACAATATTTACATTGAAGGTACAATTATCAAAGGATGTAGTTTTACGTTTGATAATAATTACCAATACATAAAATTACAAGATCTTCAAGTTGATGGACAATCAACTCTTGTTTCTAATTATGCTAATTCAATAGTTAAAAGCTCTTCTTCTAATCTACAAGCTATAGTTATTAATCAAGTACAGGGACTTCAATCTCAAAATCCTGACTTATCAACTCTGTTTATTAAATATACAAACTCTGGTACTGCTGGCGAAAAGCAATTCTCAGTAAATGAGACATTAACATCATTTACACCTACATATTCCATTCAAGATATTACAGTTACATCTATCGGTGCTGGATATAGTAATAGTGATGTGGTTGTATTTGCTGGCGGTGGCGGCACAGGAGCATCTGCTAATATTGTTACATATACATCTAATGGATCAATACGTGATGTTATTATTACTGGACAGGGATCAGGATATACAACTGCACCTACTCTATCTTTCTTGGCAGCTAACGGAGCAGCAAGTAGTGGAGCTGGCGGTAGTTTAGAAGCTTTTAATTACATTGCTCGTATTAGAGTTGCAAATTCTTCATTTACCAATGCTGTTGGTGTTGGATATGCCCTCACAGTAAGCGATGGTATAATTTACCAAAAGGGACATTTTGTAAGGGTTGCTGAGCAGACTACTATTGTTTCAAAATATACAAACCAACCAAATAATGTTTCTGTTGGATTCACAACAGTAGAGTCTATTGTTAATAATAGCATCGACTCGACTATTCTGGATAATGCTCAGGGATATAGTAATTATACAGCTCCTGGTGCATATAGATTAAAATTACAACCCCAACTAATATCTATTTCTACTACAGCGGCAGCTTCTAATTCGGAATTTCTATCTCTTATGGATTTTGAAAATGGAAGAGTAACAAGAAGAAGAACAAATACACAATTTAATTCTGTTGGTGTTGAACTAGCCAGACGTACTGCTGAAGAAAGCGGTAACTATGTTCTAAATCCTTTTAAACTTTATACAGAAGAGAAGTCTGGCAATACTACCTACTTAAATCTTGCTGTAGCAGCTGGTTCTGGGTATGTGAGCGGGTACAAAGTTGAAGTTGGCGATACAATAAGACTTCCTATTAAGAAAGGATCTACAACGGTCGTAGATTCAAGTCAGACTATTACAACTAACTACGGAAATTATGTTTTAGTTAGTGAAGTATTGGGAGTTTTTGATTTTACAACAGGCCCAACAGTAAGTTTAAAAGATGCTGTTAGTACTGATGTAACAGATAATTTTGGTGGAGCTCCAAGCACTTCAGCATCTACAATTGGAACAGCAAGAGTTCGTTCTATTGTATATGATTCAGGCACAGTTGGCACTTCTTCATGTAGATATAGATTATATTTGTTTGATGTGAGAATGCAGTCTGGAAAAACATTCAGTAACGTGAGGGCTATCCAGTTATCAACTACGGGTATTGCCGATGTTGTTTTAGAAGGAACACCAGCAGCTGCTGTTCTTAAAGATGCAAGCTATGATTACTTAGTTTTCCCGTCTGGGGCAGAATCTGTAAAAGCTTTTACTAATGAGCAATTCATATACAGAGCAGTTGGTACAACTACAATTGCAACTACCGGAATTGGTACTGTTACTCTTTCGGGATCTGAGAGCTTTCCTTATAGTAATAATAGTACATTAAATGATACTCAGGAACGAGATTTCATTGTTATACCTTCCGCTAACGTATATTCAACAACAAATTTATCTGGAACTGTTACGTCATCTGGTAATACTATAACTGGAACAAGTACATCATTCTTAACACAGCTAGCTGTAGGGGATTATGTCAAATTCTCTGGTAACACAACCTACTTCAGAGTTACGGAGCTAGTGTCTGCTACTTCTATGAAGGTCAATGGAACTGGTCCAGCAATATCTGCCAATACCTTATCATATGGATATGTTAAAAATGTACCTGTTAGACTTGATAGAACAGGGGCAAGTGTATCAATTGATATTACAGGAAAGATTGCATCAATAAACCTTGGAAATACAGTATTTTCTTCAACTGCTGCAAGTGTAGTCCATAATGCTAAAGTTACAAATGCAGCTCAAAAAACCAAGACAGTATATAGAAATGCGAATGCAGTTTTTGTCAAACTATCAACTACTTCTTTAACAACCAGTAATACAGGACCGTGGTGTTTGGGTATTCCTGACGCCTTTAAAATAGAAGCTGTTTATGTTGGATCGGCAAATACTTATGTTGCAACAGGAACTAATAGAGCATCATCTTTTGAATTGATATCTGGTCAAACAGATAATTTATATGGTCTTTCTTACATAAGAAAGAAGCCAGGAAGCACACTATCTCTTACTTCATCAAGTAGCTTACTTGTAAAAGTTAGTTGTTTTACACATGGATCTGGTTACTACCTATCAACTGAATCATATCCTGTAAATGATGCTGGTGCTGAAACAGCTACGGCAACAATAAAAACTCAAGACATCCCATACTTTCAATCTCCAAAAACTGGTAAGTACTTTAATCTAAGAGATGTTATTGATTTTAGACCGATCGTAGCCAACACAGCAAATGTATCTAATGCATCAACTGTAGGTGGTGCATCTATCGACCCTATAACAACAGAAACTCTTACTGGTACGTTCTATTTCCCGACACCAGATAAAGACTTTCAAGCAGATATCGAACACTATCTTAGAAGAATAGATAGGATTGTTATTGATCCTTCTTCAACAGTGAAGATTGTTGAGGGAATTCCTGCACTCAATCCAAACCCACCAAAACAGCCAGATACTACAATGACTCTTGGTGTTGTGCATATTCCTCCCTATCCATCACTATCACCACAGCAAGCATCTGAGGCTCAAAGATCCGAATATAGCACGCTTGTTCAACACGACCAGGTTCGTGGGTACACTATGAAGGATATCAAGCAAATCGAAGATAGAATTAATAGATTAGAATATTATTCATTGCTTAATACTCTTGAAAAAGATACAAAGGATTTAGTTATTCCCAGTGAATCAAATTCAAGTATTTCTAGATTCAAGAATGGATTTTTTGTTGATTCATTTAATAATTATGATATATCAAACTTAAGCGATGCGTATACAATAGCTATCGATACTACAAATGGAGTTGCTAGACCACAAATTAACAAGTATGTGATCGACTTACAGCCAAACACAGCCTCATCTTCTAATGTTGCTTTTGTAGGTGATTATGCTCTTTTAGAATATGATCAAGCCATTCTGATCAGTCAAACAATAGCTAATAGTTACAGAAACCCTGTTCAATTACAATATTCATATAACGGGGTTCTTAATGTATTTCCCAAGTATGACAATTATTATGATGTAACACAAGGAAGTCAAAATGTTACTATTGATTTAGCAACCCCTCTTAATGGGTTAGTTGATACAATCAACAACAACGTTCAATTCAAAAAAGACGGTGCAGTTGTTACATCATCAGTTGGTACGGGTAACTGGTCTACTGTTAGTAGTACAAACCTTGGTGGAGGAGCTACTACCCAGTTGCAACAGAGAGAGACAATTGAAACTGTAGCGACAACCGTGACAACACTGAAACCTTCAGATTCGAAACTATCTGTTCAGCCTGTTGGTTCATTTGTAACAAACTTCGGATTAAATCCATATATTCGAGAACAAAATATATCTTTTGTCGTGACCGGATTAAGACCCCTAGCTGAACACAAGGTATTTTTTGACAAAGTAGATGTATCATCTCAAACAAGACCAGCCATTATAACAAACCTGGAGAGTGTTAATTCAAAAGGATTAAAGTTTGATACAAATGCAACTATTACAGGTGCTCTTGGAGCTACTCTCAAAACAGATGACGCAGGAACACTAGTTGGCGAGATCCACATTAATAGTAATCAGTTTTTTGTTGGATCGCGTGATATTGTTGTAGCTGATGTTCAAAATTATGATGATATAGATCAATCTATTTCAATTGGTAAGAATGTTTTCAATGCTTTTAATTTTTATAAAGATATAACTGATCTAACTCTTACTACCAAAACTCCAGGTCAGCTTACTCCTTCTTCTAATACTTCTATATCTACCAGAGCTGGAACAGAGCAAAGAAATATTACTGTTCCTGCTCCACAGCCACGGGGTTGTTGTTTTATTAGAGGAACTACCATTACGCTGGCTGATGGATCAACAAAGTCGATTGAAGATGTTGAGATAGGCGATAAGTTGATTGGTAAAGATAACTCTATTAATATTGTTATTGATTTTATAAGGCCTTTACTAGGTGATAGAACTCTAGTCTCATTGAACGGTAGTGTTCCATTCATGACAAATGATCATCCTGTGTACATGAAAGATGGTACATGGAAATCATTTAATCCAGAGGCAACAAAGAAGAAGTATGAAGCGTTGTCTACATGGGATATTGGTAAGTTACAAGTAGGAGATGTAATAGAAACTGTTGATCGTGTCGGATTGGAAATTGTGGATATATCAGAACACATCAATGATCCTGACCTACAGGTTTACAACTTTACATTGGATGGTAATAATACCTACATTGCTAACGGTCTTGTGGTCCATAATAAAGGCGCTGGCGCAGGTGGGACCGATCCTCTTGCTCAGACCTTCAGAATCGATAATAGTGACGGTACACATGGTGTTTATCTAACCAAGCTTGATTTATATTTTAAATCAAAGGACTCTACTTTAGGTGCAACAGTTCAGATAAGGGAGACTGATAATGGATATCCTGCAACAGCAATACTTGGATCTAGATATTTAAAGTCCTCTTCTATCAATACTAGTGACACTGCTAGTAGTGTAACAGCTGTTACCTTTGACACTCCAATATATCTAAGCTCAGGTAAAGACTATTGTTTTGTAATTATTCCTGATCAAAACAATCCCAATTATCTATTATGGACTGCGGAAGTAGGTATGCCTGATATTGCAGACTCATCGTTAGTGTATGTAAGTAATTGGGGTGCAGGAGTAATGTTCCTATCATCTAATGATACAGCTTGGACCCCAGTACAGAGGGAAGATGTTAAATTTACAATATACTGTGCAAAATTTACAAAAAATACCGGAACATTGGTCCTTGAAAATAAACCGTATGAGTTTTTATCAGTATCTAATACGTACGGATCGTTCCAGGGTGGGGAAGAGATTGCACAAAAATCAAACACATATATCAATGCTACGTTCACTTGTAATACCACGAGTCAGGTAGTAAACACAAGCACATCTTTACTAGGAACATTCTCAGTGGGCGATTATGGTTTGTTTGTATATGGTGACAGTCTGACATCTAATAAAACAGGTACTGTTACAGTATTAGCTTCAAACACAACTGTAGTCGGTACAACTACAGTTTTTGAAACTGAATATACTGTTGGTGATTATATAAAAATTGATACCTCAATACGCGAGGTTACTGCAATTGCAAGTAATACGACATTAACTATTGATGCACCTTTACTTGGGGCTGTTGCTGCTAATACTCACAAAGGTGCATCAAAGTCTTTCCAAGTTCAAAGAATCAATGCTGCTAACTCTTCAACAATAACTGTTAAAGATTATCCAAGTAAAGCAATTGATAACTCAACCGTTTTTGTTGGAGTTCAGAAAGTTGTAAGAGCGGTAATGTCGAGTGTTGGTAACGATGAAACCGTTGTTCTTGAAGAATCAAATGCAGCTAATACCACATTCTTATTTCAAGCAAATAAGTCTATTATTGGAGAAGCCTCTGGTGCAACAAGTACTATATCTAGCGTTGATGATATAGTAGTTAATTATGCAGAGGCGCATATATTAGATATAACACCTCCTACAACATCTACAAGTTACACTATGACAGTTGATCAGACTGCAAGTGCTGCCCCTTCAAGTATAGATATTATTGAAGGTGTAACTAATAAAATGGCATACGAGGCCGAGGTTAAATCTAGAAGTAATGAAATTGCTAATAGCAATAACAAATCATTAAAGTTCAACGTTTCTATGGCTCGTAATGATACTGCATTGACAAAACTATCTCCTGCTGTAGATTTGTTCCCTGCATCAATTATCTCTTTTAATAATATTATTAACAACAGTGCAACAAATGAAACAACAGGATATGGGAATGCTTCTGTTAGATATATTTCTAAAAACGTAGTATTGGCGGAGGGTCTTGATGCTGAGGATATGAAAGTATTCCTGACAGCATATAAACCACCAACATCTACAATACAAGTATATTCAAAAATTCTAAGCTCTGATGATCCTGATGTATTTAAAGATAAGGACTGGACCTTAATGAGTGCCTCAAACAACTCAAACCTATTCAGTGATTCTTTGAATGATAAAGATTATATTGAGTTTGAATATAGCTTCCCTAGAACTCCTCCATCAACCGCTTTGGCTGGTATTATAACATCTGCAACTACTACCACATTAACAGGTTCTGGAAGTGCGTTTAATACAGATTTGGTAGCTAATGATATCATTAAAATTGTTCAAAGTGATACAGAGACAAGTTATGATATCGGTGTTGTGGATGCTGTTACAAACGCCACTAACTTAACATTGAAGTCAAATACTTCTTTCAGTGGTGCTTGCTCAATTGAAAAAGTTACGCAGAAAAAAGCTGCATTTAAATATAATAGAGAGTCAAATATTGTTACATATTTTGATGCAAGTAATGGACGTCACTCAAGTTATAAGGTGTTTGCAATCAAAGTAGTCTTATTATCAAGTACAACTCAGAATCCACCGATAATGAAAGATGTGAGGGCACTTGCAGTGTCTATTTAAATATGAAAATCAAAACTGATGCGGATAATTTTTTAAGAGATCAGCAAAGTAGTGCTCTACTAAATACAGATGTAAATGCATTTACAATATATCGTCAGCAAAGAGAATCACAATCTGCTGTATCAGGTGTACAGTGTGATGTAGATAATTTGAAAAGAGATGTTGCTGATATAAAAGATATGTTGCTAATTTTAATCAAACAAAACAGTAAAGAGAACTAAAGATGGCGTTACCAACCACGAACGTAAGTACAATAACTGATTCATTCCAGAACTGGATTGATAAAACTAACGTCTTGCTGGATGCCTATTCAACAACTATCGTTACAACTGCTGCCAATACAGAGGGCGGTAGTACTACTGGCAACGGAACAGTTAACGGCATCTTTACAGCGAATTCAGTCACTATTAACGGTAACACTACGTTCGGGCTCAGAGGTGGTAATACAACAACCGCCAATGTTCTTTATATTACAGGTAATGTATCAATCGGTAATACATCAGTAAACACTGTATTCACAACAACCTCAATTGATACTGATCTTACACTTACCGTTCTTGGCGCCACTACTCTTTCTAATTCATTATCAGTTGGTGGTAATACATTATTGACTGGCAATGCAACACTCAGCGGCACTCTTCAAACAATATCTGGTAATGCTACTTTTGACTCTGGTGTGCTGTTTGTAGATGCAACTAATAACCGGGTTGGTATCAATAATACAGCACCGGGCGTTGCTCTAAGACTGACTGGCGATATTGATATAAGTGCAACAGCTAATATTCAAGGAAACGCAAACATAGGCGGTATTTTTGGTGTATCTGGTAACACAACACTAAACGGCGGTCTTCAAACTATAGCTGGCAACGTTAACTTTGATACTGGTACTCTTTTTGTTGATGCAACTAATAATAGAGTTGGTATTGGTAATACTGCTCCTGGTGTTGCACTAAGAGTGACTGGTGCAACTGATATTAGTTTAACCGCAAACGTTCAAGGAAACGCAAACGTAGGTGGTACATTTGGAGTTGCTGGTGTGACGACTTTGACTGGTAACGTCACAATGAGTGGGACACTACAAACAATATCTGGTAACGTTAATATTGACTCGGGTGTGCTTTTTGTTGATGGAACTAATAACAGAGTTGGTATTAACAATACCGCTCCTACAGTTGCTCTTGAGGTGGCTGGATCTGCAAACGTAACATTATCAGTTAATTCAGCTTCATTTACTGTTGGTGCAAATTTAATTGCAAATACAACTGGTGTATATCATACTGGTACTGTTAATGCTGCTAGCTTTACTACTAGTGGATTACGTGCAAATGTAACAGCTATTGCACCAACATCAAACTCTGTTTTACTAGGTAACTCCATTGGTAGATTTGTTCTCTCTGCTAACTCAGGTAATTTCAGCGGTAATTTGGTAGTATCAGGAACAGCTAACGTTTCACAATCTTTGAATGTCACTGGCAATGTAACGATAAATACTTTTGCAACTTTCCTCACCCTAGCAAATACGGATCTTGGTTCGAACACAACAGCTAATGTCACAGTTGTCAGTTTTCCAAAAGCTTCTTACCAAGCTGGTGAGCTGTTATTATATGTAACAAAAGGAGTAGAGTTTCAAACAACAAAAATATTGTTTGTTCACAACGGTACAGATGTTAACCAAACCGTTTACGGAACAGTATTTGCCCCTACCAGCTCTTCTGAACTAGCTAATAACATAGCTTTGAGTGTCAACACAACTAATATAGATGTTACATTACAACAAAGAGTTGCTAATTCTAATGTAAAAATTATAGCAAACATGATCAGCTAAGGAACAAGCTAGATGGCAACAGCAAATAGTAAATTAAAGATTGATTATGGATTTGATTCTTTTGGTACTAGTAACGTCACTGGTGACTTTAGAGTTACTGGAAATGTATTTTTCACTGGGACAATCCTCAGCTCTATTACCACGAATGGCGACTTGATTCCAGTTACTAACGGACTTCAGTTAGGTAATACTACTAATCGTTGGACTGTACTTGCAAACTCAGGTAATTTCAGTAACACATTAACTGTTGTAGGTTCAGCCACTCTACAAGATGATCTAACTGTTACAAAAACGATTAATGCCAGCAATAACGTTGTAATTACTGGATATGCAAATGCTATTGTCAGTGTTAATAGTGCTCTACTATCTGTCGGAACATCATTTATTGCAAATACTACTGGTGCATACCACACTGGTACAATTAATTCTGCATCAGTCACATTAAGTAACTCAACAGTTACTGGTATTGTGACTGCCAACAATTCTGGTGTTTATCCTTCAAGCAATACTGTTGGTACAGCTCTTGGATCTTCTACACAGCGTTGGGTAGTTAATGGAAATACTGGTAATTTTAGTGGACAGCTAACTGTATCGGGTAACTCAACACTGACCGGTAATGCTACATTGAGTGGCACTCTTCAAACTATAGCTGGTAATGTTAACTTCGATAGCGGTACTCTTTTTGTTGATGCAGCAAATAACCGAGTCGGAATCGCTAACACTACTCCTGGTGTTGCACTCGAAGTTACTGGTGCAGCCAATGTATCTGTTAGTGTTAACTCCGCACTATTGACTGTAGGTACTAGCTTCACTGCAAATACATCTGGAGCATACCCAGGATCAAATACAGTTGGAGCTGCTCTTGGATCCTCTACTCAGCGATGGATAGTTAATGCAAATACTATAAATGCATCTGGCTTAATTACAGGATCAGCTGGCGCCAATATTACTGGTCAATCCAATCTTGCTGATGTTACTATATCTGGAAATCTTACAGTATCTGGTACAACAACTTATATTAACACAACTACATTGAATGTTGGTGATAATATTGTTACTCTTAATGCAGATCTTGATGCGCTAGTAGCTCCAACAGAAAATGCTGGGTTAGAGGTTAATAGAGGAAGTGCTGCAAACGTCAGCTTCTTATGGAACGAGTCATCAGACTCATGGACACAAGGTAACACTAATATTACTGGATATGCTAATGCTACTGTTAGCTTGTCAGTTGGTACTTCATTCATAGCTAATACAACTGGTGCTTATCATACCGGTACAATTAACGCTGCAAGTTTTACAACTACCAACTTAAAAGCAAATAATACAGGACTAATCCCATTATCTAACACAGAAGGAATTGTACTTGGAAGTGCAACAAACAGATTTAATTTAACAGCCAACACTGGTAGTTTCAGTGGAACAGTAACCGGTACAGTTGCTAATATGTCAACCAGTGTCAACTCGGCATTGTTGACTGTTGGCACATCGTTTATTGCAAACACAAGCGGCGCTATTGTACCGTCTCATCTAATTGTATCTGGCGGCAATGCAACCGGTGAGGGTGGTCAGATTGTTCTTGGATATGGTAATAATCTTGCTTCATCTATTACCGGGCTAGCAAATAACACATTCAGCTTTGATATTGTTGGGGGCAATACTGCTTCTACTCCTATATTACGTGCTTATTTTCAAAATAATGACGGTACAACAACATACGCGTTCAGTGCTGCAAACACAGGTAGAGTGCATGTTGGTAGTTCTGCAGAGCAAACAGATTCGACATTTAAAGTAACTGGATCTGCAAATGTAACAACAACGCTGAATGTTATAACATCATTAACTGCAAATGCATTTACTGCAAATGCATCTGGTGCATATCATACTGGTACAATTAACGCTGCAAGTTTTACAACCACCAACTTAAAAGCAAATAATACAGGACTAATCCCATTATCTAACACAGAAGGAATTGTACTTGGAAGTGCAACAAACAGATTTAATTTAACAGCCAACACTGGTAACTTCTCTGGCTTGATAACTGGCACAGCCGGCACAACAATAACCGGCCAAGTTAATGCAAGCACTGGGTTTGGTTCAGGAACCATCGGAGCTGCATCGAATGGTTTGTTTGCCAATGCCACTTCAATTTCTGTTGGTAACACATCAGTCAATGTTGCTATAACACCAACAAGTATAGATTTGGGTACACAGTTTGATGCAAACACATCTGGGGTATATCATACTGGTACCATTAATGCAGCTAGTTTTACAACAACTAACTTTACTGCAAATAATACTGGTTCTTATCCGTTATCTAATACAGTTGGTAGTGAACTTGGGGCAGGTACAAAGAGATGGACGTTGAATGCAAGTAATGTTGCTTTAAATTTCCTATCCGCCAATGCCTCGCAAGGCACAGCTGGCGCCGTGTTGACTTCTGGTGGCACTTCTACAAATGCATACTGGGCAGATGCTGGTGTTACTATAACCGATGATGTTGCTACTGCGGCTGTAAGATATGTAACCTTTACAAGCTCATCTAGTGGCCAGTCTACTGGTTTGAATGTCAGTACAACAAAACTTACGTATAACCCATCTACAGGTGCTTTGACATCAACATCTCATGTCAGCTCATCTGATGAAAGATTAAAAGATGATATTGTTACAATTCCGAATGCTTTAGATAAAGTAAATAGATTAAGAGGTGTATCGTATACCCATAAGCAAACAAAAGGTAAATACATCGGTGTTATTGCGCAAGAAACCGAAGAAGTAATTCCGGAAGTAGTGGTCACAGATAGTGAAGGATGGAAATCTGTTTCATATGGTCACATTGTTGGTCTACTAATTGAAGCAATAAAAGAACAACAAATTCAGATAGACGCGTTGTCTAGCAAAATAAACAATAGTATAATTGAAGGAAAGTAAATGGGAACAACCGTAAGCTCTGGTGGTATTACATTTAATGATACAACAGTTTTAACAACAAATCCGATCCCGGCTGGTACTGTTATGCTGTTTGTGCAAACCGCAGCTCCGACAGGATGGACAAAGGATGTATCAACACACAATAATAAAGCTTTGCGTGTGGTTACAGGAACGGTTACTCCTGGTGGAACGGTGGCGTTTACAACAGCATTTGCTAGTAAGTCGGTAGCCGGCTCGGTTACTGTTGATAATACAACACTATCCACACCACAGATACCGGCGCACACCCACACGCTGGGTACGTTACTTGGTCCCGGAAAAGCTACCTCGGGATCCGCTAGCGGCGCCTCTGGCCCAACACCACAGTCATCTGGTCCTACCGGTGGTGGTGGGGCTCACAATCACACTGGAACTTTTTCAGGTACTGCTATTGACCTTGCTGTTCAGTATGTAGATGTTATCATTGCAACAAAGGATGCATATCCTGCTGTTTAATTATTTTATCATTTGGAGTTTATTATGAAGTTTGAACGCGGGGACTTTTGTCCTCTTTTGAAAAAGAAATGTATTGGTTTAGAATGTTCTTGGTTTATCCAAATCAGAGGATCTGATCCAAATACAGGAAAAGAGATAGATTCCTTTGAGTGTGCAATTGCATGGCTACCAACGTTAATGATTGAAAACAGTCAGCAACAACGACAAACAGGCGCGGCCGTTGAATCATTTAGAAATGAAATGGTAAAAGCTAATGAGTCCAATATCAATGTCTTAAAACAAACTGTTGTAAAAGACTATTTGAGGAATACACACGTTGTAGTGGATCAGTTAATTAATGATGTTGAAGGAAATAGACAATGAAATATCCTGATAATATTAAAGATTATATTGTTGTATTAGAAGATGTGATCCCAATCTCACTGTGTGATGATATTATAGAAGAATACAAAGATTGCAATTTGTGGAGTAATACTACTGTTGGATATGATTCTGGTTCGACAGTTGTAAATCGAAACATTAGAAGTTGTCAAGAAATATCTTTATCCCATGAGTCAGTTATTGTCGACAGCTTACTAAGACGAGAACTTGATAACAGGGTATTTGCATGTGTTGGTAATATAATAAAAAGGTACGCCAATAAATTTCCAGAGTGTAAGATATTTAAAGATGACGGATACCAGCTTCTCAGGTATGAAGTAGGACAAAGATATGTGCAACACACAGATCATGTTGGTAATCTTTCCAGAATGGTATCTTGTTCTCTACTATTGAATGATAATTATGAAGGTGGAGAGTGGGCTTTCTTTGATGGTGAGTATATATTGAAACCCAAAAAAGGATCTGCTATTGTATTTCCATCTACTTTTATATATCCTCATCAAATATTACCAGTAATGTCTGGTACTAGGTATTCAATAGTTTCATGGTTTAATTGAGATATATCTATGAGTTTATTTGATCTTAAAGAAGGCGATATCAAATTCCTTAACCCTAGTTGCTTTATTAGAAGAACAAAAGATGGATTTGTTAATGAAAACAATGATATATTGAACTTTAACAAAAACGTGTTTACTCCAGTTGTGGTAAAAAACTTCTTCAAAAAAGAAGATCATCAAAGAATTAAACATCACATATATAATGACCTAAATACTTCGATGAGAAGTGTGGATACAGATAATTTTCATCGTACATTTTACCATAATGAGTTTATGATGAGAACTATTCATCCACAACTTACAGCAGATGCTTGTAATATCTTTGGTGAAGAAGTAAAGCCTTCTTATAGTTTCTTGAGTATGTATAATGAAAAAGGGATATGTCCATTTCATACTGATAGGCCTCAATGTAAATATACTATTGATTTTTGTATAGATCAAGATCAAGTTTGGCCAATTAACATACAAGATCAAGATTATATTTTAGAACCAAATGATGCTGTTTGTTACTCGGGAACAGATAGCCCACACTACAGAGAGAAAATTAAAGGTAAATTTTGTAACCTTGTATTTTTTCACTTTGTACCAGTATCGTACGATATAGATTTAAATTAAAGGAATTTCGATGAGAGTAACAATTGTACCAGTTGATAATATGATTTATCTAGATAACTTCAACGCAACTGTTGACTGTTCTTCTTTAGATCCATCCATTCATGCTGTTCAGTGGAATGGAAATATAGGAGAGATAGAATATAAAAATGTTGTTACTGGGAAAAAAACTAGAAACGAAGAAATAACCGACATTAGCCCATACAGCGATTTGATTGCACTTGCGCAACAACAAGAACAAGAACTATCGGCAGTTGCCAATGAGATGTCTGAATTTGAAAGATTACTGGCAGAGGGAAGTGCTACTATACCAGACAATCAAACATTCAATGCATAGTTAAATATCTTATGATTAAATTAAAAAAAGTTTCTATTTTTGGTAATTATTTTTTGAGAAATACTTTTCCGGATAATTCAAGAAGTAAAGTTTTAATTGACCATAACTCAACAAGTAAGTATTTTTTTGTAAGTGGTAAAATTACACAAGAGTTCGTAGAGCAAAATACCGGTAACCTGAGTCAAGTTAACGACAGTGTTGCTGGTAAATGTGTATATGCTAATAGTGAGCCACATGGAATATATAATACGCTATCACACGGAAATACGGTAGTTTATTGTTATGACTCAAAAAATAATGAAGGTAGAAAATTAAATTACGATACATTGGTAATGTATCCAGGTGAAACAAGATTGTTTGAAAAAGAAACCAAAATGTATCTATGTAAAGGGAAGTTGGTGGTTGGTGGTGTGGATTACCATGAAGAAACAGAAATCACATGTCCGCCAAATGTTATAGTTAAATCATATGAACATTCATATATTATCGTTATTCCTTGATCCATCCTTACAAGCAAGCAACAGAAGAATAAATTTCATAAAGTTTTGTGTTCTTCTGTTGTTTTTTATTGGGGTGTACAAAATATTGACAGCTAATACTGTTGTATATGTTATTGTAACTTTAATTTTTGTTTTTTTATTTAATAATATTGGTATGGATGCCGGTGTACATAGGTACCTGACCCACAAAAGTTTTCAGACGAATAAATTTTTTAATTTTATACTTATTATGTTTGGAGGGTTAGCTTCAATTGGTAATCTTAGTGTTTTAGTAGGAACACATAGACTTCATCATAGATATCAAGATACTGTGTATGACCCTCAATCGTATGAGTATGTTTCTTGGTGGCGTCTTTACACAAACAATTTTCCAATAATTCATTCTGCAAGAGAGTGGGTTGCCCATACAAAAGATGTGAGACGTGATAAAATAATCACATTCTTTGATAATAACTATATCAAGATTATTATGCTATATGTTATATTTCTTGCATGTATAGATCCAATGCTCTTTTGGGCTGCGTATGTTATCCCTGCCGGGTTTGTGCTTCATACGCTCGGTATATCTAATATAATTACACACCAAATTGGATACCAAAATTATAAGACGGCCGGTAAATCAAAAAACAGTATTTTTGGTGCAATCATTAGTCTAGGTACAAATGGGTGGCACAATAACCACCATAAACATCCCTCAAGATGGAATCATGGTGAAAAATGGTGGGAGATTGATCCGACTGTATGGGTGATAAGGATGATTAAATATTAGTATTTTCAACAATATAAATAGTTAACAAATGGGATAAGACCATATATTTCACCATCATAACAATGAGATAACAAATGGCAACAAAAGCTAATATTTTAATTGATCAAGGAACTACATTCTCAACAGTCATTAATTTAACTGATGATGCTGGAAATCCTGTTGATCTAACCGGTTACACTGGAGACTCTGAGATACGTAAGCACTATACATCATCTAATTCTCAAAGTTTTTCAATATCTCTTGGAGGTAATAATGGAACCGTTACCTTGAGTTTAACTGCTGGTCAGACTGCAAATTTAACAGCAGGTAGATATGTTTATGATGTCGAGGTAACTAGTGGTGCCAATGTTGTTTCTAGAATAGTTGAAGGAATTGTTACAGTAACACCTGAAGTCACGAGGTGACAATGTCGTTAAACTCAGCAACCGTTAGGTTGGTAACTTCTTCAAACATTAAAGCATCTGTTAACACCGGTGGTGGGCAGATCCAATCGACTGCGCCTGTTACGCTTACTTCTACTGGTAATCGATTAGACTCACTTGCAGATGTGGTTGAAAATTCTCCCGTAGATGGGTCGACCCTTGTCTACAGATCTTCAGACGATAAATATGTAGTACAACAAATTTCACTTGATGGCGGTTCTTTTTAATATGGTTGCCTAATAGAGGAAAAATAATAAATGGCCAATCTAATTCAGATCAAACGATCACTTTCTACAAGCGTACCAGCTTCACTTGCAAACGGTGAATTAGCTGTTACAGCTAACGGTGACGTACTTTATGTTGGTAGTAACTCTACAGTACTTGCTATTGGCGGTAAAAGAACCCCTGGTACCCTTACAGCAAACCAAGCACTTGTTGCTAACGCAACCAGTTACTTAGATGCAATCAAAGTTGCAAATGCAACAATTGATAAGATATATGCTAATGGTGCGTTTGGAACAGCTGGTCAAGTTCTTTCATCTAATTCAACCGGTGGTGTGTACTTTGCTGCTCCTGTAACGAACCTCGATGGTTTATCGGACGTTGCAGTTACAAGTGCGTCAGCCGGTCAGGTACTGATTGCTAATTCAACAAGCTTTTTTAATAACGTCACTCTTTCTGGTGACATTACTGTTTCTGCTACTGGTGTTGTTTCAATTGCAGCTGATTCTGTTGCTCTTGGTACAGATACAACTGGCAACTACGTTGCAACAATAACAGCAGGTAACGGTTTATCTGGTAACGCAACAACAGAAGGATCTGCACCCACAATTGCTGTTGTTGCTGGTAATGGTATTGCCTCTAATGCAACCGGTGTTCATGTTGTAGCTGGAACTGGTGTAGTATCTAATGCAACCGGTGTACACATTGGACAAGCAATTGGAACAACAGACAATGTTACACATAATGATCTGACAATAAATGGTAACACAGTACTTGGAAATTCTATTTCTGATCGAGTTAGTATTACAGGTTATGTCAATTCCAGTATAATTCCGTCTACTAATGGAACAGTTTCGTTAGGTACAAACCTTCTTAGATGGGATAACGTATTTGCTAATACGACCCGTACTGGAACACTAACTGTTGATACGGATGCTACGATCAATGGTAACTTGGTGGTTTCTGGATCATTAGTCACAATTAACGTTGCTACATTGACTGTAACAGACTCGTTAATTCAATTAGCTTCTAATAATACAATTTCTGATACGTTGGATATTGGTTTCTTTGGAACTTATAATCCAGGCACTGCTTCATATGCTGGTATTTTCAGAGATGCTTCTGATGGTATTTTTAAAGTATTTAAAGATGTTCAATCAGCTCCTACAGCAACTGTCAATACAACTGCAACAGGTTATACAAAAGGAACATTAGATACATTTTTATCTTCTCATGGCCTTGTATCTAATTCAACAGCTGTAACATTAACAGCAAATTCAACCGTTGCTGTTAATATGACAGCCAACTCTCTGACTTTAACAACTGCCTTAGTCGGGACAAGTGGTGGTACTGGTCTTGCATCATATACAGCTGAAGATGTTCTTGTTGCTAATTCATCAAACGGATTCAGAAAACTTGCACTGGGTGCCGATGGGTATGTTCTTCAATCAAACGGAACAGCTGTTATTTACTCAACACTAGACGGAGGAACCTTCTAATTGGAACCTGAATTCATTAATGCATATATAATTAAACAAAAAAGCTGGATTGAAGATTTACTTGCAAAACATATTATATTAGAAGTCCGAGTACATATGGCTGAAGCTAATGCAGCACAACTTGCTGATCAAGTAGCCCAGCTAAATAATAAGTTAGAAAAACAAACATCGAGAAAAAAGTCAGAAAATTCTGACACTAACTTTTAACAGCTCTATATAGAGTTATTGAGGGGCCACATGGCTAATAAATTACAAGTCAAACGTACGACGGTATCCGGCCGTACTCCAAACACTACCAACTCTGGTAATACTCATTTCATTGACACTGGCGAACTGGCGCTCAATCTTACCGATGGTAAGATGTTCTCGTCTAATGGAACAGTGTATTTTGAAGTTGGTGCTAACCTAGCTAACCAAATTGTTACCGGTACCGTAAATGCAGCTAGTTTCGCAGTTGGTACTAATTTTATTGCTAATACTACACAGGTTACTATAGCAGCTGGTGTATTGTTATCTGCTAATGGTGGGGTAGGGACTGCTGGCCAGGTACTAGCGTCTAATGGATCTTCTGGTTCCCCGTATTGGGTAACCGTAGCAGGAGGTGGTGCTAGTGGTTCTAATACACAAATACAGTTTAATGATTCTGGTAGTTCTAATGCAACATCGGGATTTACATTTAATAAGACAAGTAACAATGTATCTGTAGCCAATAGTATAAATGCTGCTAGCTTTACTACTAGTGGATTAGTTGCAAACACTACAGCTATTGTACCAACATCAAACACAATATTACTTGGTAATACTATTGGTAGATTTATTATATCAGCCAATACAATCAATACATCTGGAAATGTGGGCATAGGTACTAATTCTCCCGCCCAAAAGTTAGAAGTTGTTGGTAATGGTTTATTTACGGGTAATTTTGTTTCAACTGTTCCGGTAGTAAACACACAAGAAGCAATGTTCAAAGCCACAAATTTTGGAGGCACTTTCCAAGTAGGTCTCGATAATGACGCAGGTGATTTTGGCGCAGGTACACATGCTGCTGTTATTTTTAATGGAGCAGCAACCCCATTGGCGTTTTATACTAACGGCACACGCTGGATGACTCTTTCATCGACTGGTAATTTGGTAGTTGCTGGCTCAGTTAACGCTGCTAGTTTTACAATTGGATCTACTTTGATTGCAAATACAACTGGTGTATATCATACTGGTACTGTTAATGCTGCTAGCTTTACTACTAGTGGATTACGTGCAAATACAACAGCCATTGTTCCAACATCCAATACTATACTATTAGGTAATTCAACTGGTAGGTTTGTATTATCAGCTAATACGGGTTCGTTCTCCGGAGCAGTATCGGGCATAACAACTCTAGCTGCTGGCAACACTACTATCACAGGATTAGCTAATATATCAGGAAATGTTGTAATAACAAGTAGTACAACATCAGGTAACAATAGTTCCGGTGCCTTACAAGTCACAGGCGGTGTTGGTGTTGGAGATAGTGTATATGTTAAGAATAGAGTTGGGTTTACTAATTCTACTAATATCAGTGTAGTTTATCAAGTTTACAATGTAACGTCAAATAGTTTAGATACGGTGTTTGGATAATGCCAATAGCCACTAGACTTCTCAGCACAGGGACATTGATGGTCAACGGTGAGCTTGACGAGAATACTTCTATTGCCCCATCAAAGTTTCGCACTACATCAAACACGGTGTTTGCTTCTGAATTTGACGAAGTGAGTCTTGGTGCTGGATCAGTAAAACAACGTCAATTGAGCGATGGAACTTTATTGATTAATGGTGAATTTGAAGAGTATCTCACAGTTAGTAACACGTTTACAACAAACGGATCATTTGTTGTACCTGATGGCATAACCAGCATCTCTGCTGTTGCCGTTGGC